AAATCCCAGATGTCTGACCTATGCTAACTTGTTTACCAAGTCTAATTAAGATCTCAGGGATGGGATTTCGTTTCCCATATTCTTATTATACATCAGTTGAGGATGTTGTCTCTGTGGCCTGTGCCACTTTCTCAACTGGTTTTGATTTGCTGCTTTCCTGTGCCTTTGCCTTTATACTATCAATGGTCTTTAATGACCATGAATATACGCTCTTAGCAGTAGGTACAATAACATCAGTGGTAAATTCATCCCACTCATATAGATGTATCTGCCAACGTACCTTGGCATCTTCAATGTATTCACCTAGACTGATATGTGTTTCATCAGGTCTATCTGTTGGTGGTTTGTAGAGACTGCCTTTAACTTTTGGTCGTGGTGATTCAGTCATAGCATTGTATAATATGTACTATTTGGTATTTATTCTAACTGGTACATCAATCGTCCAAGAGGGTGATGATAACTTAACCATCTTAAATTGTTTCTTTGCTGCTTCTCTTGCCTTTGCTGCTTTCTCCAGTTGATTTAATTCCTTTTCACGACCTGCTTCAGGTTGTATCTCACCATAATGCGGATCCCATATCTCAGGATGTTCGTGATTCTCAAAGAACTCTAGGATAGAAGTATCTACCATGTGATACAATGTATCCCATGTTAATGTTCTTCTTAATTTCTCAGCAATATAATCATTCTGATTAACAGACATTTCTTGCTTAAGAAATTCACCTCTATCCCATACGAGTCCATTGAGATCAATGGTAATAGTTACGTTAGAATGAATACTCATTAGTCGTTAAATCCATTGTGAATACCTTCAATTAAATCTGCCTGAGCACCTAGTTTGGTAATAATAGTACGAGCATTGACACCAAATGTCTCAGCACTTCTATTAACTTGTCCTGATCTATCTGCCATGATAATGTCAATTAGAAAATCACATTCTTTGGCATCTAATCTGTTTTTCATGTCTCTTATAAAACTATTTACTGTCATCATCAATCTCCGTAATTTCTGATAGTTTTTTAAGGATACTTGCACCATCCTTTATCTCGTCAGAATTAAACTCTGACCATTGTTGTTCTAAACAATATACAATAAGATTAAACTCATTTTCAGTTAATCTTATATCTGGAGTATGCGAAGCATACAAATTAGGTTCATCAGGAGTGATAATTAGTGCCATTGATTTACTCTGTTAGTTTTAGTGCATTGTTATGATTCCACAAGTTATTTAAACATACCATGTGAATATCAAGGAGTTGTTCAAAATTAACACCTTCCAAATCTGTCCAGTCTGATACATAGTCTTCTTGGTCAAAATCACCAGTACCATCTATCTTTTGTGGGCATGATCTGAAATTATTATCTTCATCTACCCAGAATATTCGTCCAAAAGATTCGCTATGGAACATAAGTTGACCTCTAATAAAAGAATAGTGTTGAGAGAGTGGGACTAACTTATCAAGGTTTCACCTTGGAGTCCAAATTTAACCTATGGGAATCGCTTACACCTGAACCCCTACTGAACATCATTATGAAAGGAATTACCACATTCTATTTCAATGCTACCTTTCAAGGTTGGTTGTTCGGGCATAGGAACCACATATCCCTCAACATTTATATAATACATCATTTTGAACCCAATGCTCGTGGCCTTGTGACACTTATTATTCTGTCCCTAATCTCTCTTCTTTTGTTCTCTTCTTGATACACTTAAGATTCTTCCAATCCTTCTCGTAACAAAGTAGCAAGGTATGAATCATTTTATGCTGTTCATTCTTTGTGTACCTACACTTAGGTTTTGGTTTGACCGAAGTTTCAATAGTAATATATCGAGCATGTGGTCTTCCTTTAAGATCATGTGATATTTCATCACACTTAAAATAGACCCATCCCTCATCATAACCATATTCACCCTGATCCCAGACTACATAGTCGTCAACTTCAGGTTCATACATGCTAATCTTCTGCTTTTTTAATGCCAGTGATTTCATCGTAGAACTCGAATGGTTCACGATCTTTGTTGCTTGCTTTAGGGATATTGAATAGATCTCTGAACTCTTTCATTTGATCTATCTGGTCTTGTAGTTTGTCTATCTGCCTTTGTAGAATTTCAAAATTTCTTTCATTATTATTCTGCATCATCAAGAAGTTCTTGATTGCTGCTTTAAACTCATCTTCTTTCACGTTAAGAACCTCCTAATATAATTCGTGTAATTTGTATAAACTGATGAGATCTACGTTAGCGGACACACAATTATTATGTGCTTCCTTACTCTCTTGTCTATCTACAATAGTAATTATACGATCAACTTGATATTCAAGTTCCCTGAGTCTTAGCACTGCTTGTATTGATGAATTAGCAGTTGTCACTACATCTTCAAGTACTGCGATCTTACTACCTTTGGGTGGAAGTTTACCTTCTACCCATTTATTAGTGCCATAACCTTTAGGTTTCTTCCTAACGATTAAGGCATCTACAGTATTATGTTTCTTGCTAAGATATGATGCCATTGATACACCAGTTACTAAAGGATCAGCACCTAATGTTAATCCTGCAACTGCAATCGTATCAGGTTCTATACATTCTAACATCAAACATGATGCCATAGATATACCTTCAGCACTTAATGTAACTGGTTTACAGTTTACATAATGTTCACTATGTTTACCAGAAGATAATACATAATCACCTCTTTTATAGGCATATTGTTTTAACAATTCAAGGAAATCTTTCTGCATATTAATAATAACAATTAATCAGTATCTTTCAGGTATTTCATCATACCTATCAGTTCTATTTTCCTTTGATTCTTTACATTTAGTGTCCGAATCTTCAGTTGATTCTTTACATTTAGAATCAGAATCTTTCGGTCTAAGTTTCATTTTTCAATACCTAATTTAGATTTGACAAAATTACATAGTAATTTCACGAAAGATTTCGATGCACTACCTTGTAATTCATCGAACATATACATATTCAATTTGAATGCATAATTGGCCTCGCGTATGATGTTATCTACGTCATCTTGACCTACGTCAAGTCCGTCTAAAAGCTGACGGTACACTTTTTTGTATTTTTTAGAATCTGAGATTTCTGAAAAATCATAAAAACTCAATCCTTTGCCTTTTTCAGGTTTAAGAGAGTTCTCAGCGATACCTCTAAGTATTTGACCTCCAGAGAGGTCGCCCAAGTATCTGGTGTAATGATGACCAACCAATAGTTTGGGATCATCTTTTGCAACTTCACGAATCCTGTTAACATACTTAACACATGCCTCTGATTGTTTAATCTCGGTCTCCCAAGATGGGCCATAATAATATGACAGATCCTCCTTGAGTGACTCTTTACGAGGTAACTCTGGTAAGTTGATCTTACCAACTACAGGATGATCTTTAAGTGCTTCTACCTCTTCCTCCATTGCAGAGTAAACGAAGTAGAAGTTAGCAATAAGCTTACGATATTCTTCTGGATCTAAGACACCACGAAGAAATGAAGCAACGAACTTGGTGTTCTCTGCTGCTGAGTGAGACTCTTTAGTCCCTTGTTTAATTTGTGCTGCAAAGTCTTCTACGGCCATGGTTCTTCAATCTCAATATAATTAGGGTTGTCACATGATTTCATGTATTCTATTAGATCATCTCTAATCTCCATTAGTTCATTGTAACACTTTTGGTTATGAGAACATGATCTTAATTCAGTGTCAGGTTTATACAATGATTCTAACATCAATGTCTTAGCACGATCCCATTTCTCATATGGTGTATCGTCACCTTCAATGCTACGTTGATCTTTACTGGCCATAATATTATAAGTGTTCTTGGAGTTCTATGGGGTTGCCTTGTGACACTTCTTTTGGTGTCCAACCAAATCCATTTTTCTCTTCTCTTCGTGCGTTAATAAGTTTATTCTCACAATCACGAAGTTCTTTCTTCATCTGATGGATTTCTTCCTCAGTATATAGAAATGGACTTCGTTCACTTGCTTGAAGACACTTCTTAAGTATTACTGTTTGACTTTTATATCCTACAACAGGATCATATGGTTGGTTATTCATCATCTACCATCTCAAATTCATCTATATTTTGTGCAGGAAGCAAATGTCCTCCTATCTCATATATATGTTCTCCGTTGACACAACCTTTGTACTCAAGACCATTAAGAGAGCCATACTCTCGTATGGCTGCTTGGATCTTATAATGCATCAGTTGTCCTTTAGCAGGTACTTTCATAACAAAATGCGATTTGATATAATGCTAAGGCATTATGCTAGATTTGTCAAGTAGGTTTGTTTTCCCATACAATATCACCCCATGTATCAACCACGTATGCTTTCATAAAGTGGTCAGCATCGGGACAATCTGCTAACTTAGGGAACCATGATGCTCCCATTAATGTTGCCTGATCCTCATCTGGATACTCAACAGTATTAAAGATGCCTTGCTTCATTATATCAATAATATAATCATCTACGAAACCTTCGTAGTATGCTGTAACAGTTGCTTTCTTATCTGCATCCAGATTATTATAGGTAGTCAGATCAAAATATAATACTGACACTTGATGTCTCTGAGCCCAATAAGCAATGAGATCAAAGTGCGATAGTTCTTTCCCATTGATAATCATCTTAAGAACCTCCAGCTGAAGGTTCAGAGCCTTCTGTAGGTGATGCACCTAGTGCATCTAACTCTGCTTGTGCTTCAAAAATTATTCTATCTAACCAATCTTTCTTCGCTGAATTTTCAGAGTTTGCAAACTCATATGCAGTAGGAGTATCATCAGCAGCAAGTTGAGCAGCTCTTACATTCTCATACTCTACTAATAGTTGTGGGAAGTATGCTGTCTCAGTCAATGATTTCTGTAGTAGATAATATGAGATCTTTTCTCTAAATGCCTTAAGATAATGCTTACCTAATGGTAAGAACTGTTCAGGTGTAGTGAGGTAATCAATACCAGGGAAATCCTTGGACCATATTTCTGTATAGAAATCAGGTGAGATTGGAAACTTAGTATTCTCTACTTCAGTAGCAAATTCTGCTGTTCCTGTTAATTCTCTTAGTTTCTGTCTGTATAATGTATATTTTGCTTTAGTGTCTGCATCTAACGGTGAGTCTGAGACCATGACCCAATCAGTCTCACTTAACAAGAAATTTCTAGCAAGTCTTACGGAGAATGGAGTAACTATTCTTTGTTTAGCATATAATCTACCTAGTTCTTTCTGGTAGTCTTCATTCTCAAGGGAGTCTATTAAATAAAATGCTTCAATCAGTTTATCTTTTAGTTGAGTGGCCTCAGGTATGTCAGCCTGCTCCATCTCATAGTCTTTCCATTCAAAGGCATTAGTCTTAAAATTCTTTAAGAACTTCCTACGCTTGGCATGATATGTTCCATTAGTATACCAATGAAATGATATGAGTTTATCTTTATCACTATCCCATAGAGGATATAAAAATGTAGACAAAGTATCCTTCCAGTAACTCTCTGGAATTACTTTGGGTGTTCCATTGTATGATATCTCCTGTGCTATTGTATCTAATTCAATTTGTAGTACAGGTGGATCAGCATTGATAGCCATCTTGTTAACTATAGTCTCCGTATGTATTTAGTATGCCTTGATCAAGTATTTGCATGTTCTATAAGGATGTAGTAATGGTACATTAATATCAGGATCAATGGTTGCCTGTGGTTCTATCTTAGTTGTTGACTTTAAAGTCAACTTTGCATCAGATGCACCAAGACCAGAACTGTATGTTATACCTGGCCCAGTTTCACCTTCAACAGTATAAGTTAGACTATCAACCAATGGTTTTGATATAGCACCAGGACTCTGTTGGAATACAAGACCAGATACCTGAGAGTACCACCAAATAAATTCAATAATACCATAATGATCACTATCATCAGCATTATCATTAGAACCAGATGGTGTTGCTCTTGGTTGCTCAATTCTGAATCTAGTATCAGTTGCTCTTGCTGCTTCAGGTACTGCCACAGAATATGTATACCAATTAGTTGTACCATTACCATCCCAAGTATTCTCAATAATAGGAACATTACCAATGATAGGATCATTCCTTACTGATATTGGTGAGATAATAGTATCAATTAAATTCCAATTGGTTGATCCTGAAAGTTGATAGTACACACGTAATGATTCTTCAGGTGTGTTTCCACCATTAACTCCATTACCTCTACAAGCCTTAATTGAGAAGTAATTACAATTAGTGGTATCAACTGGCCTTAAATTAATAAAACGTGTTCCTCCATTACCACTCAGTCCACCAAATTTAACATACTGTGTATATGACTGTGATGATGCAGGTGTTAATGTTAAAGCACTTACTTGTCCAGCAGCCTCATCAACAGTAGCTGTTGCTGTAGTACCACCAGATACTCCATTCATTATATAAACGTATGGTTGAGATTGATAACCAGCACCATTACTATCAAGAGAAATAGCATTGACTGTTCCTGCACCAGATAATGTTACTGATCCTGATGCATTAGTAGTTGCTCCACCTCCTGCAAATATAACGTCAGGTACTTGAGCAGATGTTGGTAAAGCAAATGATCCAGAACTTCCAGTACCAGTACCATTACCAAAGATGTCAACATCCCACACATTTGCATCCTGTGATGCAGATTCAATTATATCACCAGTAGTAGTTCCAGTCTGCCCACCTTCATATCCAGTGATAGTTCCTAATCCTATCTTAGCATATCCACCACCAGCAGTAGCACTAGATCCTGTGGTTTGTCCACCCATTGATACACCAGCACCACCAGTTCCAACTTCTACAGTAATATCAGCAGGATCATTTAAGAAAGAAAACTCAATATTACCAACGAATGAACCTCCAGCAGCACCACCGCCACCACCAGCAGTCCAATAATCATTATTATATTCTACTTGTAATCTTACAGCTGCTTCTCCTCTTTGAATACCATCACTAGATGCACGAGAATGAGTTTCAGCAAAACTAGCATTTTCCAAATAATCTGTACGATATGATGATATGCCTTGTCTACCACCAGCACCACCTTGGTGCTGACCATCACCACCAGGTCCACCACCTTGTCCAGCAGAACCACCACCATTTCCTGAACCACCAAATGAGAGACCGTTGCGAGCGACACCGCCACCGCCTCCTCCACCGCCACCACCGACGCAGGTATAGTTACCACCAACACCACCTTGTCCAGCACCGAGAGCTTGAGTTGTTGCATCAACTCCTTGAGGTGGTCCAACACCAGCAGTACCAGTACCTCCATCATCACCATCTGAACCAGCACCACCTCCACCACCAACACCAGCGATGATGAGTGATCCACGTTTTATTAATGTAGATGCTCCTCCACCTCCACCAGCATTGACTCCATGACCATTACCACCTTGTCCACCATTACCAGAGTTATAATCATTACTTGCACCAGCAACGTTATTCTGAGCAACTTGCCAAGGACTTACACCAATTGCTTGTCCTGCTCTATTTCCTATCTCTACACTCCATACCTGTGATTGGAATGTACCTAATTCTCCACTAACTAAATCAACCTGTAAATATCCACCAGATGATCCTTGATAGTTACCTCTATGTGCTCTTCCTCCCTTAGCACCCCACATTGTAAATGTTGCACTGGTAGGATTAGAAATCAAATTAGTATCAGGGAATGTTGTTGTTGGTGCAGTAGTAGAACCACCAGTACAATTTGCTCTTGACTCTGCTACTACATTATTAGTTCCTGCATCTTTAATTTCAAATGCAAGTCCACCAGGATTATCACCCCAAGTATTATTACCAACACTACCAGTATTTCTGACTCTAAATGTTACTCTATTCAATCCTGCATCACATGGTCCAACTGTAACATTTGTAGATGGTGTACTATTAGAACTAGCACTTGCATTCCAAGTACCTAAAGAATTTTCTGCACCTGTCCAATACATAGTGGCTTCATTATCACATGCAAACTCCACATCATATGAATTACCGCCACTAGCATTTATTTCTATTCCACATTCTATCCAATCACCATAATAAGGATCTGGATTACTTAATCCTGGAAATGTTTTATATATTGCATGATCCTTCATAAACTGAGACCATACACCCTGTGTTCCTGTTGATAACTGTGCTGTTCCTATTGCTACCCAATTTCTAGTATATAATCCAACAGTAAGATCTAATGTTTGATCATATGTACCAGTCTGTCCACCTACCAATACGTTAACACCATTAGATCCAGATGAATAAGGATCAACACTAGCTAATGCTCCGTTACCTCCACCTTGAGGATCATTTGGATATTGTGAATATAACCAACCTGGAGTACCTGGTGCATTTTGACCATTTTGACCAGCAGCACCAGTAGCTCCACCTTGCACATTAACTGATCCATTATTAACAGCTGTGCCACCTATTCCACCAGTTCCACCACCCATTCCAACATTTCCTTGGCCACCACCGCCACCACCTACTACTAAATCAACCTCTGCTCCATCACCAACCTTTATCCTACTTCCATCACCACTATTACCTGCTGTTGTACCAGCAGCACCTGATCCACCACCAGCAAATACTTCATATATTAATCTGTCTGGAGTACCAGTTATATTTCCTAAATTTATACTATAATTTCCTGGTGTAGTATATGTCCATTCATTAGAATAATCATATATTGGAGTACCACCTGTATTAACAGTTCTTCCACCAATAACAGATGATCCACTGAATTTTCTAAAGACTGGACTGGGTATATAAGTTTGGAATACATATGTTCCTACACCACTAGTACCTGAAGCAAGATACTTTTGTTCTGATGCTGCTACAGTTGGGTCTTGAATTGTTCCAGGACCACCAGCACCACCAGCATAATCAAGTACATCATATGTACCAACAGTATTATCTGTATTTGGTTGTCTTAATAATCCATGACTATGTGTAAAGACCTGTCCAGTGGTAGGATACCATCTTGTTATTCTTCCTGTTCCTTCACGATAATCTTGTTGGTATCTATCACCACTAGCCTCTTGAATCCATGAGTTAGTACCTGATTGTGCATGATAAACTGTATGACTGTGTTGTTGAGCACCAGAGAGTTTAGTCTCTCTCATACTTATCTCAACTGTCTGCTGTCCTATTATAGTACACTCTGTAGTTTCAACTACATTCTCATATCCAGAAGTAACTATCCTACCTAATGAAAAATAATCATCTTGTAATGTCTTGTCTAAGTACCATCCACCACCTGTAGTACCCACACCCATTGTAGAGTTTGCTATAGTTGGTGAGTTCTGACCCCACACAGGGCCATTACCAACTACTTTCTTAGCAACCATATCAGGAACTTTGAATGTTCCCATTAATGTATCACCTAAAAAATCTAATACATTATTCTGAGTGATACCTTCTAATGATCCATCATTAGGATTGATTCTTGCTTGAACTGTAGCTTGAGTAGATGCACCACCACCACTAAGAACTACATTAGGTACAGTAGTATATCCAGATCCTTGTTCAAATACTGTAAGAGATATTACTACACCATTTGCAACAGTTGCAGTTGCAGTTGCAGTAGTTCCTCCTGAAGTTGATGGTGGATCAATAGTTACAGTTGGAGCACTTGTATATCCTACACCTCCTGTTAATATATCTAATCCATTACTAGCAGTTCCACCATAATCATTACCAATTATTTCAAATAATCCTGGATAATCATTTATATTATATTCTGTACCATCACAATATAAGTATCCCTCATGTGTATAAGCTGGATCATCACCAGCTTGATATGCATTACCAGTATTTTCACTTAATGCTGGAAATGCAGCTGCACCTGCTTTAATAAAACTATGGTCATAAGAATTTGCACCAGCCTTAAGGTTAGGCACAATAGCACCTATAGGTGTTGTGTCTGTTAAGATATCTGTTAGATATCCTGTCCTTGCATTTCTATAAGTCTGGGTCATCTTTATATCTTAATTAAGTATTCCATTACAATAAAAGGAGCAGCAGCAGAATCAATTGATACTGAAGAATCAACTCCTATAGACATAGTTGTAGATAAATTCTCTGGTGGAATTGATATAGCAGCAGTCTTTACTTTATATGTATGATCTCCTTTAACAATATCAATACGATGGTTATGTGATGTAGGATCAATTCCACCTTCTCTAGGTAAATCAAGAGTATCTGTCATCTCATTATCACAATCTGGAGTACATGAATTATTATTAACATCTAAGTTAGATTGTAATGGTAATACATCATACAAACTATTTCCTGCCCAATCATCAGGAACTCCTTGAGCACCCTGAATATATGTTACTGGAACAGTCAATGTTGAAGATGCTAAACAACCACAACAACCAGGGAATCCAGTAACACAAACATATGTTAAAACTAACCACACTCTACTAACATCACAATATCTTGCTAGATTCTGTCCATCAGCAGAACCAGCGAGATCAAATCTATTCATATTATAACTGGAGTTACTAATACAGTTATATGTGTATTGAGTTCCAGCACCAAATATACAATGTCCGTAATAAACAGTCTGTTGTAATCCTGCTGCTTGAATAGATGTAGGGCCTCCATTATCACCTGGACTCCATTTATCTATTGCTTTACATGGTTCTTGAGCACTACCTGGTGGTTGTGCAGGATCATTATTATATCTTGTTGCATCCAACCAATCTTGAATAGGAACAGTAGATGCATTTCTTCTACCAGTTCTACCAGCTCCTATAGGATTTTGTGAATTTGTTTCGTTGGTCTGTAAGTTTCTTGATCTATTCCATGTACCAAAGTGAGCATGAGGATGTACAGCATTTTCTTCTACACCTTCACTATCAGTTCTATGTGTTTCACCAGCATAATTCCATGATGGTTTACCACGAACTTCTATCTCCTGGCTGGGAACACTAATTGAACCAGAATATTGTATGGTAACATTTTCACCAATAGCAGATGCAATTTCTACACCAATACCACCTCTACTTATCTCAGTACCTAAAGCATTGGTAGTTCTTATATTATCATATACACCAGCATTAGCACCAGAAGTAGGCTCTGGATACTTAGATCCAAAGTCAGGAACCATGAACTGATCATCTGTTATAAAATCAAATGCAGTATTATCAAGATTTTTTCTAAGAAACTTAGTCTGTTCACCTGTTCCTAATATAGCAGCAAGTTGTGGATAATCCTCTGCATAATATATTGTACCATCACACCTTAAATATCCAGCTGGTAAATTTCTAACGTTGTTAGTCTCTTCAGGCGGTCCCTCATACTCAACTGGCCAAATAATTATTTGACCTGTAAGATTACCATACTTTGATTTTTCTTTTCCGTATAGTACTGTCATTAGTATGCCTTAATGAGAAATGTACAAGTTGCTGATGGTTGAGTTACGTCCGCAGAAATATTTAGAGCATTTTCAAGACTATCTGCCTGTAATGCTGATCCATCTGCATCACTAGCAGTGTGTGATGGTGGCCCTGACATAGATCCCATGCCTTGAGAAATTTCAAAACTACCATGATTATGCGATTTAAAGGCTTGGTTTAATGGATCTTTGTTAGTAGCACTCAAGTTCATACTTGTTGGCCAAGTACCATTCTTGAATACTAAATTTCTTGTTCCACTAGCAAGGGTCTGTTGGTTTAGTGTAACTTCATAGACACCACCACCAATATCTTCAATGGTTTGTACCCATGTTCCCTCCCTTAAGTATGTATATTTCTGATCATTATCAGCATCAACAATATACATTAACGGAGTGATCATATCATATTGATACCACCAATCTACATTTTGTGTACCAGTAGGATCACCATATACTCTTCTTATATCTGTACCTGCTGGTAACTGAAATTTGTTAGTACTAGCAGTAATAGTAACACCATTAACTGTGAATACTGGTGAGGTTTCTGGATCGTCCACCAATCCATCAGCTCTTACAGGTGCTCCTGTATCATATCCAAAGAAGTTAGGTCTATTCCTAGTCTCCATTGGTCTTGGGAACATACCTGTATGACATGGTGTTGCATGTGAATCTTCTGGAGTTATATCAACCATATCAGCAGTATCATACCTACCAAATACAGTCTGTGTATAAGTCTCTGTTGCTTGACCTGATCCTCTATTTGTTCCTCTCCAGTTGGATGCACCAGCTGGGACATTATTCCAATAGTTCTTTCCTGTGCTATCCTGAACATATTCCCTAAATGAATCCATCATAGGTAATGTATGTTCTTTGTTAGCATCACCATAAAATGTTAAATTTGTAGCACCATTACTCCATGTTGTAGGTTGTGCTTCTTCAAGAGCACAAGTATTTGGACCTCTACTTTCGTCACAATGAATAGTAGCACTACCAGTCATGGTAATACCTAAGTCAGTTCTAAAATTCATAACACCAACATCAGTTGGGTTTACAGATGGAATAGTATCAGCGTGACCGTGTGCTGGTGTATGGTTAATACCCAACTTACGATTCAATGTATGAACAGTTTCTAAGAAATCTGGTGCTTGTAGAGTAATATCACTAAATTTAAAATATAAATTACCTGCTATGTTAAGACTGAAATCTATATCAGATGTGGCCTCGTATGTAGTAGAGATAATAGTAGTCTCACCATAATCACTAACTAAATCACCAACAACAGTTGCAGCATCATCCTGACCCATTTGATATGCTGGTTGATCAAGATGAAATCTCTCTAAGTCCATCAATACACTTGATGATAACTGAGGTAATCTAAATGTTGCTGGTGTAGCAATATAAGGGAACTGATAATGATTACCACCACCATCAGTCATGTCACCTCCATAAGTATCACCAATAACAGATGCTAATAATGGATAATCAAAAGCATTTAATGTAGAACCATCACAAACTATCCAACCTTTAGGTATATTGGATGCGAGGAAACCAGTTCCTCCATCACCACCCCAAGGTAGGATAGTTCCTATCTTGGCGGTTCTCATACTTTTTAGTGAATCGTAATGTACTGTCATTGATTATAACTCCATTAGCCACCATCCGCGTAGTGCAGGTGGTATTGTTCTTGAATTTGCAGATCCCTCAATGTCAACCGTACCAGCAAATACTAGTCCGAATGATGCATTGCGTGTCT